CCTGTAGTTGAAGATAATACATTATCATCTTGGCACTTTGAAGCAACTGAAAACATTAATAAGAATGAATTAAAGCTAAATACTTTACTTACTTTTATTAAAGAATCAGCTACGCTAACAGAGTTAAAAGAAAAGATTAATAAGCTATAAAACAAAGGCGAACACTGGGAAACTGGTGTTTGCCCTTTTGAGGACAACATGATACGAACTATTAAAGATAATGATGTCTTAGAGGCTATTAAGCTTATGGACAAGTCAACTATAGACAATGAATACTTTGGATATAGCAGAAATGAATCTGTTTGGATACAATATTTTCTTAGTCTAGTTGAAAGACAAGCTAAAGGAGACCCACACGTTCTTGTTATAGGTAGCTATAAAGACGAAGAGCTTAGGGGTTTTCTTTCAGCAGAAACATTTACTAATTATTACACAAAAGAATGGGTGATGGATGTTAAAGATTGTATAGTGGATCATGACCACAATAATACATTTGTTGTCTATCGTTTATTCGATGCCATGATAGCCCATGTTAAACAACATGGAGGTAAACATTGGCGAGCCGACTCAATCAGAAGTGAGCAAGAAGCTTTTGATTATGGTCGTTTCTTGCAACACCGCTATGATGCGGCAATACACGTCTCTGTAAGGGGCGTTATTAAGGAGAATTAAATGCTTTTAATAAAGTATATGACTGGCGATGCCTACTCTAAATTTGGTGGACGTGCAGTCTTTAAAGGAGGAGGCGGTGGTACTCAAACTACTACTTCAGGTATTGACCCTGAATTTAAGCCTTATTTAGAAAGAGTACTTTCAGACGTCACTACTAAGTATGAAGCTGATGTTGCAGCTGGTCCTGATGCACTTGTTGCTAAGATGACCCCTGAACAGCAAGCTGCAATGGCTGCTCAAAAAGGACAGGCAGAAGAAATGATGGCTGGCACTGGTATCTTTGATACACAGGCAGAAACACAAAGACAACTTGCAAATCTTGCTGGTCGTAGTATGGTTGGTCAAGCAGGAGCTGGTGCATTAGGCTCTGCAAGAGCGCAACGTGCGCAACAAGCAGCATTAGCTGACATGGGTTCTCAGTTTGCACAACAACGTCAACAGCAAGCATTGGCAGGTGGCGAAATGCTAGGTCAAGTAGGTTCTGCTAAACAACAGTATGAGCAAGCCCGTATGGATGCACCTCACACTGCTGCAAGTCGTTACTTTGGATACCTGACTAATGCACCCCAAACAACTACAACAACACAAAGTGGTGGAGGTAAGTAATGGCGTTAAGTCTTGTAGCAAATAAAAGCACACCCGAAGATGAACAACAGTTAATGCTTCAACAGCTTAATCAAGCTAAAGCTAAACAAGGACAACCACAAGTACAACTCCCACAACAGCAAGGACCTCTTTCTCAGTTTAGTGAGATGGCTCAACAAAAAATAATGGGTGATGCATTAGGTGCTGGTACAGAGGCTCTTTATAGTAAAGGTGCAGAGATGTTTGCTAGTAAAGCAGCACCTCAGTTAGCCGCTTCATTACCAGCAGGGGTAGCTCCTGCAGGCTATATGGGAGCAGGCACAGCTGCTACAGCAGCAGGCGCACCAGCATTAACAGGTGCTGCTACAGGAGCCGCTACTACGGGTGCAATGGCTGGTCTTGGTGCTGCAGTACCTTATATTGGTGCTGGACTTCTTGCTGGTAAAGCATTTGGTCTGTTTAATAAAGGCGGTAAGGTAGATCTTATGAAAGACCCATTAGCTGAGTATAAAGCAGAAGGTGGAGACATTCCTACACCTGCTAATCTTCGTGAAGAAATGAATAAAAAAGCAAGAGATTATGCTAGCTTTAATTATGGGATTATGGACGATGGTTCTTTTGAAGGAAAGAAAGCAGCGCGAAAAGAAACTATTAAAGATTTAAAAACAAATCATCCTAAAGCAATTAAACGACTAATGTCAGAACATAAAGAAGAAGGTGGGCTGATTGGTCCTCTTGCTTTGCGTAAAATTAAATACAAACAAGATGGTGGTAAGGTAGAATTAGAACTATCAGGAGAGTAATATGCATTTAAAAAGTTTTATGCGGAAAGATCGCTACGGTAATGAAATGTCCGTAGAATTCTATGATGTGCCTCCTATGCAGACACCTGAATACGATCATCCAGGAGAACCTAAAGGTCCAGACACAGTACCTGCTTGGTTAACTCCAGGAGAATTTGTTATCAATGCAGAAGCTACTCGAAAGTATGAACCATTACTTGAAGAAATAAACAATGAAGGACGAGCCATACAACAGGCACAAGGTGGTACTATTCCTGAATATAAAGGTGAAGGCGGTATTACTGGGTTTTTCCAAGATGCTTTAGACAGTATAACTATGCCACAAGCACCTCCAGGAATTGAGTATCGAAGAATGCCCGATGGTAGCATTGGTCAATTCACTAAGCGTGTTGGAACAGGTGGTGGCCGTAGATATCTTGGTAAGTTAGAAAGTAGCAAACCAACTAAACAAGACAGAGATACGTTTGACTTTAGTTCTTTGTATAACTCAAAAGGTGGACCCATCTATGCCCAAGAAGGTACAAACGTTCCTTCATGGTTGACAGATGATTTATTGGATAGTCTTAAAATGGTTGAATCAGGAGGTGACGTTGATGCAACATCTGAAGCTGGTGCTATGGGCGCTTATCAAATTATGCCTTCTACTGCCGCAAAACCTGGAATGGGTGTTACTCCACTTGCTATCGAAGACATTAGAGATCCTGATAAGTCTCGTCAATTTGCTAAAGATTATCTTACAGCAATTGCTAGAGAAAATCCAGACTTTACTCAAGAAGAGGTCTTGACAGCGTATCATTCAGGGGCTGGTAATGTTCGTAAAGCAAAAGAAGGTACAGAAACACTTGGTGAAAGAGGTCAATCTTATGCTGGTAAAATACTATCTGCATTAAACCCTATTTCAGCGGCAGAAGCATCTGTTCCTAAAATGCAAGCAGCATCAGTTCCAAAGCCTGATGAAGAAGGTTTTCTTTCTCCACAAATGAAAAGATTCCTTATGTATCCACTAGAGTCATTCGGAGTACCTGTACCTGAAGACGCTCCTGGAGAACCAGTAGGGAATAAACTATTTGGAACAGAGTCTACTATTATTAAGGACGAACAAGCTGAACGTGCGCTTAAATATCCTGGTGAGTTTATTGGCTTACCAGTACCTGTAGATGCTCCTGGAGTCCCTAACCCTAATGTATTGGACTTATTACCTGACCAAGATAAAGTCATAGCAAATCTCAATGAAAATAGAGTTACTGACCGTCAAGCAAAGGTTGATACGCTAGCAAACAGGATTAATGAAAACCAAAGTAAGGGTATTCCTGTATCTCCAGAGCTAGTTGCTGCACATCAAGAAGCAACTCAAAGCTTAAAAGAAGCACAGCAAATACAACAACAACATGCTTCAGAAGTAAGTGCTAAAGTAACAGAAGCAGCAGAAGCAACTGCAAAGGCACAAACCTATAATACTGAAACAGGTAAGTTTGATAAACCAGAGGCTATTCCAGAATATGAGATAGATACGGTAGATTTAGAGTCACAAAAGAAAGCAGCAGAAGGTGTTATTAAACAGCTTGGTCCTGTTAATGAGATAACTCCTGAAGGCGATGCTTCTATCAATAATTATCTTGCTAGTCTTGATGATAATTCTGAAGAGAAATCTAAGTTTGATGAACAACTAAATACTGCTAAAGGTTGGTTTGCTGAAGCATTTAAAGATATGTTTAGTGGACCTGAATTAGCACGTATGGTTATTAACTATGTTGGTTCTCGTGCATTGGGTTACGATCATGGTAGCTCTCTTAACTATTCAATGAAACAATATGTAACTAGAGTAGACCAAGCAGCTAAAGATAAAAAAGCAGCAGAAGCTAAACTAGAAGAACGTAGATTTGATTTGGCTAAGAGTAATCTCGATAACTACACTGCAGCATCTGCTCAGAAGTTTATGGAGACTTTAGATCCAAATGATCTTGTACCTAAGTCAACTAAAGGGACAGTTATTAAAGAAGTTTCTGGAAGTGTAAACTTTATTGGTAAAGGTAGAGTTAATACTTATAAAGATGATGATGGCATTGAATATGTTAAATTAAATGAAGCCGAACAATTAGGTTATCCTAATGGTTATGTTCCTGTTTCAGTACTAGGTAAATATATTCAACCCTGGGATGAAAAGACTATGGGAGCTGCTGCTAATCGTTCTTATTTTTCAGATATGCTAGAAAGATCTAGAAAGAATTTTAGCACTGATGAATTTCAAATAGATCCATTACCTGTTAAGCTAGCTACTCAACTTAATGCCGAGTTTAATGATTATGTACGCAAACATGGTGTCGGTATTAACGAAGCAGAGCGTACCAGAATTCAATTTGCAGAAGTAGTAGATAAGTTTATGGCAGATGTTGCAAAAGCAAAACGAGAAGGTACACCTGTGCCTACAGATATTGCAGCATACGTACAATCTGAAATGGTAATTCCATTAACGGGGATTAATAGTGCTTTCCTTAATGGTATTAGTACTAAATCAATGGCTAAACTAGATAAAAAGATTAGTCAAAGCACTAATATGAATCCATATGAAGATGGCTATGACGTAGCTTATCAAGAAAATTGGAAGATTGTTGAAGAAGTCTTTAACAGAGTACCTGTAGATAAAGTTGCTGCAGATGCTTTAGCTGAAAGTATTGGTATTAAAAAGATCGTACCAAGAGAAGATTGGACTAATCGTGCTGAAGGAAAAGATGAAACTGCTTTTTCTCTTTGGTTAGCAAATACTTCCCTTGATGAAATTCAAAAATTATCTGATCACTTTAAGCTATAACTAATATTCCCTAGAGATTAAAACACCCTTATAGGGGAGTGATCTCTAGGGATTTTTTATTTAACAGGAGGTTCAATATGGCTGGACTATTAGGCGGTGATAACGAAGCCGTAGAAAGCACTTTTAAAGGTGCAGATGGTAAGTCTTATCGTTGGATAGACGCTGATACGTTTACTGATGGTGATAAGTCTTATCGTATTCAGGGTTATAACGCTCCTGAAACACAAAAAGTATTTAAAGATGATGAAGATCTACCTCGATTTAAAGCAGGACAACTCGGTGGTGAAGAAACCCAGCGTGCAGTTGAAAAAATTGTAGCAGAAGGCGGATTTAATAATATTGAATTTTCAGGTTATACTGATTCATTTGGTCGTGAGCGAGTAAAGCTCCTTGATAAAGACGGTAATGACCTTACTAATGCTCTTTATAAATCTGGTGCAGTTGATATTAATCTTTTTACAGATAAAGAAGGATTGCAAGCGGCTGAACGTGGTAAGTTCCTTAAAGAAATAGGGGCTAAAGGTGAGTTTGATCATATTATTGCTGATGAGCTTTCTGAAATACAAAATCAACCACTTCAATTTAAAGATAATGCAATTAATGAACAAGAATATCTTGATGGTGTAGTTCAAACAATTGCATTGCAACAAGGTCTTAATTTAGCAAACGAAAAAGATTATCGTACTGCAATGAGTTATGCACTAGACGCTAACTATGACATGCGAAGTATTCCTTTTTCAGGGATTGACTTTAGAGCGCAAGACAGAACTAAAGAAGGTGTTGCTTATAATCAAACTACTGAAGCTTGGAATCAAGGTTGGCGTGGCATGGGAGCTGGCCTTGCAGGTTTTGCAGAGTTGATTGGCGTTACTCTAGGTAGCGAACAAATAGAAACATGGGGTCGCAATAAAGTAGATGATGCTAAAGCTGATTTGCTTTCTGCTCCTATTATTCGTAACCTTGATTATCGGGATGTTGATAGCATCTGGGATGGTCTCGACTTTATGATTAATAACACTGCTATGTCTGCGCCTTATATGACTACTCTTGTTGCTGGTGGTTTACTTGCACCTGTAACTGGTGGTGCATCTGCAGTTATTGCTTATAGCTCTACTGGTGCATCTTATGCAGGTCAAGTTTGGAATGACATTGAAGGGAAAAAAGGTCGTGCTGAAGCAGTAGGTTCGATCATGGCAGGTACAGCAATGGCTGTTCTTGATCGTCTTGCCATGAGTACTTTTATGAAGCCTTCTGACTTGCTTACAAAAGCAGGTAGAGAGGAATTAATAAAAGGTATTGTTGCTACAAAAGGCGTAACAGAAACACAAGCAAGAAAGCTGGTATTAGAGGCTACAAAAGCAGAAACAAAAGCTCTAATTAGTGGGCTTAACAATTTTGCAGCAGATAATATTAATAATAGCCAAATTATGCGTGAGCTTCTTAAAGCTTCAGGAAGAGGTTTTCTTGCAGAAGGCATAACTGAAATGGCACAGGAAGGGCTTGGTTATTCTGCGTCTGCAGCTATGTCAGAAGGTCGATTTAAAGAAAACTTTAATCCTAATGAATTTACTAATTTACTGCTACAAGCTGGTATTGCAGGAGGCACTATTGGTGGTGGATTAGGGGTAGCTGGTGCTACTGTTGAAGCTGGTGATCGCTATGCTATGCAGAAAGGCTATATGCTAGGCGATATTAGTAAAGTAAATCCTTATGATAAAATAATGATTGACTTTAATGATCAACGAACTTCTGTTGCAGATATTGTCGTAGAAACAAGTGTAAATACTGAAGGGTATGAGATGACTTCCTCTCAAAGCATTACTAAACAAAGAGCTGGAGCAGGTAAAACTGCTAGAGGCACTTTTATGGATAAGCTTAAAGACCCAACTAAGTATCCTGAGTTAACTCGAACAGCTGCAACTTCTGCTTTTCGTCCTGAAGATCTCAGACTTTCTTCTGCATTAAGAAAACTTTATGCGTTGGTTGGTCAACCATTTGGTAAGCTTTATAATGGTAGAGATGTTCAAGCTGAAGAGTCAGCAATTAAAGGTGAGTTATCTGCTATTTTTGATCCTATTGGTGTATTCAAACGATTTGGATTTAAAGATAACCTTACTAATTCTAATCGTATATCGGATATGATTAGGCGAGCATATCCTAAACTTCAATTTACTAGAGATCAAAGTACAGGTGAAATTGTATCTTATACTATTCCAAAAGGTACTCAGTTAGACAACGATTTAGTAACTTATATGGATGCCATTGTTGAAACTATTAAAGAACTTGATATGCTAAACGAAAAAGAGTTTGAATATCGTAATATGGCATATACTAATCAAGATGCAAGCCGTTTAGAACGAGGTAAAGGTCTTGATTTTGATAGAGCAGGTTGGCTTAATCGTGGTGTTTTTGATTGGAAAAAAGTAAGAAACAATCGTGAAGCTTGGTACAAGTGGATGCAAGAAAATACTGATTATGGTAAGCCTGAAAACAAAGTAGCATTAGATGACTTATATAATAGAGTAAGCAATAATGAAAATGCTACAGACTTTTCTATAGTAGAAGGAGTTGAGTATGTTCCTGGACGTACTAAAGAAGGTCTTGACTTAGCTTCTGTTCCTGGGTTTGAAGAGTTTGCTAATACTGATATAATTCAGAATGCATTAAACTCAGTAGGTGAAACAGCTAAGTATTATGCTTATACAACTTACTTTGGTGCAGGCGGTAAACATATTGATTATCTTCTTAACGAAGCTAGGAAAGATGGGGTTAGTGATGAAACATTAAACCATGTTGCTTACTTTACTAAAAATATTATTGATGCTGGTACAGGGAATTATAATCCTATTAAAAACAGAAAGCTTGCGTTTATGCAGCGTCAAGCGGCCTTTTATTCTGCAATGGTTGGTCTTCCATTAGCTATGATTAGTTCAGTCCCTGAATTTGTGATGGCAGTGTGGCAAGCTAAAGATATGCGAGATGTTCGTAATGCTGTAGTTGCTGCTACGGGTGAGCTTAAAAACATTATGCAAAATGTTAGTGCTATGGAAATACATGGCTCATTGTTTAATGTTCCTCGTGCGCATATTGATAACAAAGCACAAAAACGTTTGACTAAAATAGGTCATCTAAGAGACTCAGCAGGAGTTGCAACTCGTCTTGGTATGGGTGAAACAGATATCACTACTGCGTGGTGGCAAAAGAACTTTTATAAATGGGTAGGTATTGCTGGCATTACTAATTTTCAACGTTGTATATCTGCAGCATTAGCTACTAGCTTTATTAGTGACAGAATTCGTATGCTTGCCGCTAACCTCGATGAAAACGGTAATATTGATATTAACTCGTTAAGCCAAGAAAAACTTGATGTATATTTACAATTAAGAAATCTTGGTATGGACGTTGAAGGTGTTGTCGGTGTATTTAATAAATATAATGGCAATCAAAAAATGTTTGATGCATACATGGATGACGACTACGATGGTGATATTAATGCAGATTCACGGTTTATTGATGATCAATTAAACACTGCTATTTGGTATTTTGTTAACGATCGTGTTCAAAACCCCCAAGCATACAACAGACCTTTGTTCTTTCAAGATCCTCGTTTTCAGCTTATAGTACAGTTTAATGGCTTTTTGTCTACCTTTACAGCTAATATTATTCCTCGTTTATGGAAAGATTATGTTGCTAAAGGTAGTCCTCGTATGCAGTATAACACGTTTGCAATGGTAGTAACTTTAATGGCATTTGCAGGTGCATCTCAATGGCTTAAAGATTTTATTAAGTTTGGTGGTTCTACACCCTATCTTAATGACTATCAATTGCTTCAAAGGGCAATACAATCAGCAGGTCTATTAGGTACAGGTGAACGTGTTCTTCAGATGGGTTTGCCGATGTACGAAAGCAGAGATCAAGGTCTTGTTGAGCGTCTCTTTGGTGAAACAGTAGGCGGTTCACCAACACTTAGAAACATAGGGACAGGTGTTAAAGCAATCCAAGCATTAGGCCAAGGTGAAACTGAAAGAGCTGTTAACCATACTCTGAAGCTTATCCCTGGAGTAGGTACAACACCAGTAGGAAGAAACTGGATTAACGATAAATTACATAGTATGGGAGATTAATATGGCAGGGAAACTATCAGCCACAAATATAGCCTCTACTTTGCGGCAAGAAACTTTTGCAAAAATACAAGCAGAAAAAAGAAAACAAGCAGGGCTTTCTGAAGAAGGAAAACAAAAAGCAATAAATCTTGGTGATGAGTTATCAGAAAGAAGCTCTATTTCTCTTCCAGCAGAAGAACTGCAACGCAGAGTACCAATGGCTCCGACAGGGGATGAATTTGCAGTACAACCAGAAGCTGAGCTAGCTGAGCTTGCAGGTCAACAAGTTAACTTACCTGAATCAGATCAACCTGCAATAAAAGGTCTTGCTGTTCCTGGAGAAGAAAGAGTTCTTGGTACAGTAGCAGACCGTCCAAGGCAAAGGACAGTAGAGGGATTTGATAGCATGTCGCCTGAAGAGGCGGCATTAGCTCTTGATCCGACTGACCCTACAACTTTTAGCCTTACTCAAGAAACTGCTAATAGACTTCGTCAAGAACAACTAGCAAAGCTAGACAAAAGAGGTCAGTACTTAGGTACAATGACCGAAGAAGAAGCACTTGAGGCAGGGCAACAAGAGCTTCAGCAAGGCTACTTTCAAAAAACAGGTGCTTTCCTAGATGAAGAAGGCGCAAAAAACTTTGGTAACTATATTGATAATAAGCTTATGCAATCGCATTATCGTGATCTTAGTATTGCTGATGGTGCTGATATTATCAAAATTGAAAAAGACTTAGAGAATGCAGGTAAAGCATTTAGATTTGATGGTGGTAAATCAAATATTTTTGCGGTTCAAATACCTAATTCTTTTATGAAGCCAGATGAAATTGGTAATGTAGCACGAGCGCAAGATATCATTAGACAAAATGCAGATACCTTTCAGTATATTGTTAAGTCAACAGATAAACTAGGTATGGCTGAAAATGATGCTGATCCTAACTCAGAAATTAAATCAGCATTTGGAGCAACTGCCTACCTTGCTGTATTAATGGAGCTAGGTAATCGTCTTAACTTACAGTCTACTGAAATTGATAAAGTAGCATCTGAAAGGTTACATGATAATGCTATGGATCGGACTGTTTTTGGTCGTGCAGTAGCTGACCGTATTGAACAGATGTTATTTCATTCAGGCGACATTGATGCAAGTTCTTTTACAGGAGAAATTAAAGGTCCAGGATATAAGTCTCGATTAACTTCAGATGAAAAAGATGTTCTTGGTCAAGTGATCCTTCAAGGGTTTGCTGATAGTCCAATGTTTAATTGGATTAATACTATTGCTGTACCTGATCCGTCAGGTAATAAAAAGCCTAAGTACACTTATGTAGTTAGCGATGCAGGTGCGCATCAAGTGCCTCGGTTAAGGCGAGCTTTGCTTAAAGAGCTTGGCCTAAAAGGGCATGAGCGTCCTGTTTCTCTTGTTCCAACTGCAGAAGGTATTTTAATTAGTGAATCTGGTTATACTCAAAATGAAATTACTAGACAAGTAGTACCTAATCGCCTTACTAAAAAAGTAAAAGAAGGTATATCTGCGTTATCTAAAGTAGCACACACTATTTCTCCGCATAAAGTAACTCTTTTTGCAGGGGTTATGGCTAGTGCCACTATGAATAACACAGGATTGTTTGCTAAATACACTAAGCAAGACCCTAAATATCTTGAAGATAAAACTAATGAATTGTATGAGCGTTTTCTTTTTGATTTTGATAACGGTGTTTTATCTCTTGGAAAGTTTTTTCCACAGGGATATCGGCCTACTCGTCAAGAAGTAGAAAAGAAACTTAGAGATGAGGCATTTAATCAAGCAAGAAGAATTCAACAGATTCATTATAATTTGCGTGCAGAAACATTAGCGGATGGTGCTAATCGTATTGGTACTTCTTTCTACTATGGTTATACAGCTATTAATAATTCATCTCGTATGATGATTAGTAATACTGAGCTTAATTATCAAGCAGACAAAGTAGCTCGTTTCCTTGTTGATGGAGCGCAACCTGTTAAGTTTAGAAAAGGCTCTGGCTCTACTTTAGAAAAAGGTTTCTTTGGAGTTCTTGCAAGATCACTTGTTGAAAAGGCAGACAAGAAACTTCCTGCAGATCAAATTGCTTTATTTAATTCGCAAAGAGCAATGTTTGACAACATGGCTGCAGATGTAATGAACTACATGGATCGTGTAGGTGGTGTTGCTAAACAAATGGATTTACCAGATGATCCTGCTTCTGCACTTCAAACTGCAATTCAGCAAGGTCTTGTCCCTTCTCTTGAAGAATCATTAAGTACTACAACCCTTAATCATCTAGATAAAATGGGTAAAGATGGTTTTTATTTTGCATTAGATGCTTTATATGAGCTAGGAAGATATAACCGCATAGATCCTACAAGCCCTAATCAAGAGTTTATTACTCGTGTTAAAGCAGAAGTTGACGGTAACTCTAATGGTGCTGTTATTCAAGCTATGCAAATGGGTTTGATTAATATTCTTAGTCGAGGTGGTGTTATTTACTCTAGCGCAGATGACCTTGAGCAAGATATTCGAGATGAAGTGTTTGACTCTATCGAACAAAATGTTATGGCAGGATACGGTCAGAAGGAGCAAGAGCTAGTTGCAAACATTAAGGCTGCAGGCAAGCGCAAAGAATTGTTAAAGATTCCTATTATGACTAGTATCTATGGTAAAGACCCTAACTTGCACGAAGATACTGCTGAAGAGTTTTATGTTACTAATAGAACTATGTTTGCTAATTTTGAAAGAGATGAGGCAGTTAAATTCTTACAAGATCAAATAGCTTTTGGTCTTAAACATAGGCTTGGTGGTGCGTTTGAGCATGGTAAAATTATGTCTCGTGTAGGATATGCTTTTAATTTTGCTAATCAAATTAACCAAACAGAAGGAGCTAACGGCTATCTGATTCAATCAGGTGGATGGGAGCGAGTAGAAACTGGTGCAGAAATTATTCAGCTTGCAGAAGACTTTAGGAAACAACCTGGAGTTCAAAGAGCAGGCGAACCATTACGTCAAAGTACAATGACTGTAGGACTTGCACGTAATATTCCTTCAGCCCAAGCAAAAGCAGATGCTCGTAGACTAAGAGATAACTCAAGAAGCAATCCAGGAACAGGAAGTAAACTACGAAATCAAATGGCTGTTAATGCTACTCAAAATATTGACGCTACAATTGCCCAGGCTACAGTAGCTGAAGTAGGTAAGCGCAGAAATGGACAGCTAATGATGCAAGTTTATGATGCATTCATGGGAGATGCAGCTACTTTTGCTGATCTTAGAGATACAGCTAATAAGCAATTTAAAATTGTTAATAAGAAGTATAATATGGTTCGTAAAGAAGTTGAAGCGTTTAATGATCTTATTAAATCAGTTAAAAAAGAAGTTGAGCGTAAAACTAAAAACGGAACAGGCTTTGACATTGGAATGCAAGGTGAGTACCGTATGATCGGTGAGTTTATTACTAAACCTAGAACAGCCATTGAAAATAGTTTTACTATTATTGGTGATGAAAGGTTTGGTACTGCAGCAGAAGGTTCTGCTCAAAAAGAAATGGATGATAAAAAGAAAAATGCGTATGATAAAGTTGCTACTATAGCGCAATATGATACTAGCTTTAATCTTAGATTTCCACCTCAACATCATATTGTTTCACCAAAAGTATTTCTTAGAATGTTTTTAGACTCAATTGAAGCCTTGCAAATACGTCAAGACTTAGAGAAGTTTGAAAAGAAAGTACGGAATAACAAAGCAGTTGCTGAAGAAATGATGAATGAGTTTATCAATCAATTCTCATAAAAAAAAAATACCCCACAGGGAATCCTATATGGAAACCTTGTGGGGTTTTTTATTTACATTTTAAGACCATTAGCCTTTGCTGCTTTAATTGCCTGACTTCTTTGCTTGTCTGCTTTAAGCCTTGCTGCTTTTTCAGACATACCTTGCTTCATGTAGCCAGCCATGTTTTGCTGATGAACAAGGTCTAACATTTCACGATTAAAATTGCCATTAGCAATGGTATCTTCGCTAATACCTAATGCTTTATAATCATTATCGTTAATATCATGCCCTCTTTGGGCAAGCCAGTTTTTATTTTCTGCCATAGTAACCTCCTAACAGAAGAAGTAATTTGAGTTAACAACCTGTTTAACATCGAGGTTGCCTATAGTTGGTTGAGTTCCATTAAAGCCTTTGCCAAATGGAATTGACTCATAGAAGTTTTCTTTGTCGTACATATCAACAAAGGTGGTGCGAGTGACTTCCATAAGCGGCTCTACATCAGTAGCATAAGTACTAAATGAATCATGCACAGCACCAAAGTCTTCATGCCAATTAGCAATTACAAGTGCCATGTGACTAGCATCCATGCTATGAACAAAGTTAGGGCTGATACCGCACATAAAGCCACGCCTATCAGGGATATCTGTTTGTTCTCTGATGACATGCTTAAAGCGTATCTCACCATCAGGGGTATTAAACCCGTAGCAGTCTACCTTCGCAGGTCTAGTACGGTAGCACTCATAGATAACAGGAAAGCCTGAAGGGGTTGTCCATTCAATGCCATGTCCTCTATCAGTACCATACAAGCCCATCCAATTAGTTATCTCTTGGTCAGCAAGACGCTGGAGATATTTCATTGTTGTCAATGGACCTGGACAGACTTCTTCAATGGCTTTGATTATCTGACCGCTGAGATCAATACAGTCGTACTCGCTAATGTCATAGTCTTTGGTATAACCATACTGATAACAGTCAGAGTACATTGACTCAGCCATTTTCTTTTGACCACAGCTATAAGCTCTAGTCATAGCAGCACGCTTAGCAATACCCTTCCTAATATGCTTCATGGGTATATCTCTCTCAGAGAACCATTCAGGCATACGCTCAGTAAGCCTTTTAGCTATCTGAACATAGAAGTCATTCTGTATCTCAGTAGGTACAAGACCGACTAAGCTACCTGTCTTATTATCTTTAGACATAGCACCAAGATGTTGCCATCCATTGTTAGCACCGTCAATAGGCACAGGTAAGTGAGTATAGTAGTCACCTTCTGCTGTTGAATAGTTATACCATTCAATACAGCAAGCCAGTAATGAAATACTCTTTTCAGCTTCTTCAAATAAGAAACCTGTTCTACCTGCTTCAATAAGAATATTGATGTTCTGCTGAGTCCACATAGCCCTGTCTTCAAGCGTCATCTTGTCTACTGAAATAGTATCAAGACCTTCTTCTTCAAGTACAGAACGATAATCAGCAGTGACCCATTCAGGTATCTCATCAATGGTATAAGACTGATTATAACAACAAGCAGTATGAACAGCTAACCAGAAGCTAGCTTGTTCATCAAATAGTTTACCTTTGGCAAACAAGAGTTGTCCTCGTGCTATATCAGACCCTTGAAAGTTAAAGAAGGGTTCGCTATAGTAAAGCCTACCACGATAATCTGCGTCAATGTAGAAATAAAACTCTTTATGTAGCCACTTACCTGCAGTAGCCATTATCTCTTTTACTTCTCTATTCTTTGAGGCTTGACGCTGATATAGCTTATCGTTCTCTTTCTTGTCTTCACCTTTGAATGTCTCAGTCTTGATAAACATATCCCAGTTATCTAGGATAGCTTGGTGTACTGCTTGATTTACTTTAAAGCGAGTTGATTGTAGCTTATCAATTGCCTTGACAAAGGGTGCATCCTTGTGTTTAAGAAATAAGTATTCCTTAGACTTATCCCAAGTCTTGATAACGCTTTTACCGTTATTTTGGATAAGACTTGTAATAGGTGGTATTGCATCTTCACTGATACAAACAGTTTTACCAGCTACAATTTCCATTTCACCCCATTTAGAGGTGGCATGAATAGTAACTGGCTTACGGCTTTTCATATGCCCTACACTGATAGTCAGGTAGCTACACATAACAAAGCCTTCGATAACGAGATCACCAACTCTAATATGATCTCTGAAGTTTACATTACTACTATCCCAGCCTTCGACAATGTATTTACCAATTGCCATTGAAGCCTGAGTAATAGGTGTTTCGCCTTCAACTTTACTTCGTTTAAAGCAACGCTGAATATACTTTCGAGCATAGATAATCATGTCTTCAATTAAGAAGTCAAGCATATCTACACCATCAGTATCAATCATACGCATAAGCTGAAGGTTACGTCTAGGTTTTACGCCAAGATCCTCACTACGAATCTTTGTTAGTAGGTATTGTCGTATATCTTCCATCAGTCCTCTTTCTTACATCTACGCCCCAGGTAGGGGCAGGGGGGTTATGTAGTGTATTTATATCACAAGTAAGCGGATCGTAGTTTGTTTTAATTCCGACTAAAATTTCATATTTTTCGACAGGAAATATTGTTCTTACCTCATCGAGGTCTTCAGGCTCACACTGAACCCATGCAACATGGTCAGGGTCACCTTCTATTTCTTGGAAGTGGACTTGCATAGTCTAATCATCTCCTTGTCCTTGAGGATTTTATATCCTTCCATATATCGCTCATCTGCTTTAACAATGACAACTTCACTGATCCCAGATTGCAGGATAAGTTTAGTACATTCCATACAAGGCGAGAGCGTAGTGTACAGTGTGGCATCAGATCCGTTGCCTCCAGTACGAGCCAGCTTGCAGATAGCATTAGCTTCAGCATGAATAACAGTAGATAGAGTAGCCCCAGTACTAGGATGCTTACAATCGTTATCAAAGCCAGAAGGAGTTCCGTTCCAGCCCATCGAAATAATGTTTCCATCTTTGACAATAATAGCTCCAACTTTAGTTTCTATATCATATGACATCTCACTTACTCGTTCGGCAATATCCATATACATACTGTCATAACGAGCTTGCTTTATTGAGTCCATTGTAATCTCCTATCGACCTTGTCCTCGATATTTTTTACGTGTTTTATATTTCTTTCCTGTAAAGGTAGTACGCTTCCTATCCTTTAACTGGAAGTACATTGAATCATTAGTTACTTTCTTTGCCATTACTCATAAGCCTGTTCTAGTTGTTTCTCTAATAGCTCTATTTTATTTGCACGCATAAGAGCTTGACTGCGATATTTATTACGTTCAGAGATTAATTCTGTATTTCTTTGTTTAAGAATTTGAATTTCTTGTTGAGCCATTCCCAACTTACAAATAAGTTCTGTTTCCATTACATTACCTCAAAGTCAATAGCATGTTCATCATGGTACTTTAATCGAGTTGTATCGTGGTTATACTTGGCATGTCCAGCGGGACCAGTCTTACCTGTAAACCTAGATTTAAGCACAATAAAGTTAATTGTGTTTCTGATTTCTTCGTTTTCGTTAGCCATGTCTCTAGCGAATCCAATGATATCAAATGAAATCTGTTTGATTGAACCACTACCTTTGATGTCATCCATGCTAGGAAGTTTACCTTGCTCAAAGGTCGAACCGCCCCCTTGAACTTTACGCAAGTGAGAGATGACTCCAAGCCATATGTTGTGCTTCTTAGTAAGCTTAAGAAGATCTGACATGACTTTATCAATGGCTTCGTTACCAGTGTAACCCTCTGCTCCTTCTGATACAGCAATTGTAATATGGTCAAGAATAAGGTACTTGCACCCCATGAGAGCCATATATTCAATTTTATCAATAAGAGACTCATCACCAACAGAGCCTTGATGATCGAGTAATACAAGCTGTTCTGTTCCGAATACTGCACGACTTGCTTCCTCCTGTTCTTCAAGAGACACATCATACTCTTGTAGGTTACGTTGTAACTTCATCTGAATAAACTTTTCTGCTGTATCACCAACAGATTCTTCAAGAGAAATCATGCCGACTTTATTATCAGTCTTATCTAATAAATCAAGTACAATTTCTTTAATGACTGTAGATTTACCGCTACCAGTACCACTAGTAAACAGAGTAATCTCACCGAAGCGCATACCCTTAGTCTTATCATTGATGCCTGCTAGACAATCAGGATAAGCAACAGACTCAGTAGAACGCCTAGCAAGATACTGTTCCCATACAGGCTCGTGGCCTACTACAATACCAGCAGGACTAAATGGCTGTGCATCCCAGATAACACGCATTACACCATGATGACCTGCAGCAGTATAAAGTTCGCAAGGGTCTTTAGCAGTAGTACTAACTACCTTTACTTTATCTATGCCGATAATATTTGCGGCATCTTTAACTGCTTTCTTTCCTGCTGAGTCATTGTCAAAGAACAATACGACTTCTTCGAATGATCTGATCCATTCTCTTGCTTGCAACAGACTCTTGAGGTTGCTTGCTGACGCAACAGAAATGACAGGATAGATTTTATTATAGTGATCCAACGAGGCTTGTGCAACGGACATCGCATCGAATTCACCTTCAGTGATGACGAGTCGTTTGCCCCCCATTCCAAAGCTTTGACAACCAAAAGGCCAGACATCTTTAAAGTCTCCTACAGTTTTAAATTGTTTAGGTAATGTTCTTACTTTATAGGCAACCAGTTCGTTGTCTTTATAGTAAGGATAGTTAAAAGCAGTGATGTTACGCTCGCTATCATATGTAGCTCTAACACCATAATGCTCTGAAATAGTTTTAGTAATGCCTCGTTCTTGACAACCACGATAGTCACCTAACTGAGACTCAAATAATTCTAGACTTGTAATTTGAGGTGCTGCAACAGCCATGTCCTCTTCCTCTTCTATATTCTTTTCATAATGATTACAAACAAAACAATACCCATGCCCATCATCGTACATAGCAAAGCCATCTGACGAGGGACAAGCAGGGCATTTAGTCTTACCAATTTCTTTACTTTCCGTATAATCGCTCTTCTTTGGCATATCGATTATCCCTTCTCTTCTGCCGTGTCTTACTAGACTTAGTAATATTCTTTCGTCTTTCTTCTTTAGTAGTCAACCAATCAACTAAGTATTCATCATAGTCAGTTACCTCTGGTTCTGCTTTCTTTCCATTGATAACTTGTTGTGGTGGTACTTTATTATACATTGGATTTCGCATTATATTCCTCAATAAACGCTTTAGTTAACATCCATTTCTCACTACCAAGTGTCTTATTATAGTAAACCTTTTCACCGTTTTCATCTACGGTAGTAAGTGCCGCTAATTTAATTTGCCAAACTATTTCAAGATAGTTTAAACCAGACTTATCGGGTGCTTCAGCTAAGATAAGATAGTCAAATTCCTCAGGGTTATCCGAGACCTTCTGAGCAGTATCTACACCAGAAGAACTATATGTTTTCCAGTTAGACTGTCTTACTCGTTTACCTTTACTGTAGTTCCAATATGATTTCTTACCAATATACTTCTTTCCAGTAGCCTTTTCGGTAATCATATAGACAAACCCTTCTTTCTCATAAGGATTAATGCCTTCTAAGTTGTCTAGTAGTTCCCATTGACCATGCGGTTTTGCATCTGCCCCTGTAGCTTGCCAAGCTTTCTGGTCAAAGGCTACACACACAGTACCGCCTTTAGGATTTACCCATACAGTAAGGTCGCCTTCCCAACCCTTCTTTAACTTAAGCTTTGTTCTGATATTAGACTTACATCTAATCTCACCGTGTTCCTCAGTAAGGATGCCGACCCAACCGCCAGCATCTACTTTAGTCACTTCTTTAATGATCACATCTTCATATCGTTGATGATCTTGTGACATAGTCCTCTCCTATATCTCAAAGAAGTCATTCTCGCTACGCAAGATATGAATTCCGTTTGCTGTTTCAAGTAGCTTTTCTTTCCAGTCTACTATCCCATACTTAGCTCTGTAAGCGGCTAATACTCTTTGCTTACGTCTACCCATAGGCACACCTGCAAGCATCTTCTCTGCTTTCTTTGGTCCTACTTTAGGTAGTCCAGGAAGGTTATCCGTTGGATCACCTTTAAGCATCTGAAGCCAATACAATAAGTCTGCACTATCTATATCAATCTCATAGAACTCTTGCTTGCGAGGATTGTAGTGCTTTCCTGGAATACAATCAAGGTCTTTGTCGATATGTACAACAGTAAATTCTTTATTAAGACTTGCACATTCAGTTGCCTTGATTCTCACCATATCATCGGCTTCCATACCATGAGCTGGTATAGCTAAGCCCTCATCAATGATACGCTCCATAAGCGGTCTAAACAAGTTAGCATCTTCAGGCGGTTCTTTACGATTGGCTTTATAGTCAGGGCAAAGCTTGTATCTGAAGTTATCTTTACCTCCACAGTAAACAAAGTTTTCATCAGCCCAAATAGGGTCTATCCAGTGTTTACTAGCCACTGTTAAATAGTTCTTGTATGCTGTATCAAGGTCTGGTTGTTGCCAAGCACATTGATATATACAGCTATCTGCATCAATAATACCTATCATTGGTAGCTACTCCACTTATCATACCAAGCATCTTCAAGTAGGCATACGATATCTTCTTGTGTTTCAAGAGGAAGTTTATCTCTATGCTCTAACATAGTCTGTATAAAGTCTCCTGCATTAGCGCAAGCTCCAATTATATTATTAGCTTCAGCCCAGAACTCATCTTCGAGTCCTATAAGGTGGTTCTTTAACTTACCCATAATGTGTCCTTTCTAGTGTACGTCTGCATAGCAGTTACCAATGACACCATCGCCATCCATACACTGTACATTGAATTGTTTAGGTGCTTCACGGAATGCCTCAACGCATATTTCTTTTACCCGTTCAGCGTGTTCTTCTTTAACTACCCATGCCATTTCATCGTGATAGAATATGACAGGATATGCATCTAAGTTCTCATAAGCTATTGTTTCCATTGCATAACCAACAGCCGCCTTACAGGTAATAGCTTCAGCACTTTGCAATAGATAGTTAAGTGCTTGGTGTCCTGACTCTACATAGACTCTGCGTCCATCAAGACCAGGAATAAAGGCTTTACCATAGCCTGATTTGGTTTGATTAAATATCTCATCTAACTTAGACTTTATCTTACCCAATCCAGGAATTGCCGATTGATACTTTCGTTTACTGGTATCTCCAGCAGTAGCATCAGGTTTACCTGTTAAGATAGTACCAAGCTTCTTCGCCCCTCCACCGAATAGATAAGCATAAAGCCAGCGTTTCGCATCTCCTCTGGAAGAACCCAAGATGTTTGCGTTATAGGAATGTATATCACCACTTATTACCTCCTTAGTGAAGTCCTCGTCACCAATGTAGTGACATAATGCTCTCATCTGATTACCAGCTGAGTCAGCACCAACTACCTTGTATCCTTCCTCACAGATAAAGAGACTACGCATCTCTTTACCCCATGCGGCATCAACACTAGGTAGGTTAGTAATTACTTCGTGTCTTGCTCTGAACGTAGGTGTACCGATAACCCACATTCTTCCATGTAGCCTGTTTCCCTTACACGCCTTAAGCCAGCCTTCGAGTATAGACCTTCTCGATCTTGTTGTATAGTATCGGTCAATATCTCTTCCGACATCTCCAAGTAATTCAAGAGATGTTGTAGTGAGCTTCGGGCTTGTCTTAATGAATTCAAATCCCTGCTTCTTGTAGTTCCAATCATCGGGTTTCCATCCTATACTAAACAGATATTCTTTAACCTCTTCCATGTTACCGAGTGTAACTTGAGTAGTGTAGCTACGTTGGAACTCTTGTTGTGGATCCCAGTCGTCTACTTCAGGTTCATAACCCAGATACTCAGTAAGAAGTCTACGTGTTACAGCAGTAAAGTCACCTTTCTTAGTGTACTTAGCTAGCTTAGGTTGCTTATCAACATAGATAGTCATCTCAGGTAACTTTGGGTGTACTCTAGACTCAATAGCTTCCATTTCAATGCACATCTCTTTATGCAGCTTGTTGGCAGCTTCAACATCAAACAGCCAACCTTTCATTCTCACTTTGGCTTCGAATAATGCGGCATCATGTTCTGCTCTCAAGCCAGCGGCAATAAGAGGTTTCTTAGCTGATTGGTCTTTGAATTCTTTCATTAGGATTTCATAGACCTTTGTATTGAGTTCAACGTCTCTAACACAGTATGTTAACATCTCTTCTGAGAACTTATCCCATTCATTGAACTCTAGCTTAGAATAATTAAGGTGTTCACCCCAACCAGCCAAGCCATGCTTGTGTCCTCGTTTATAGTTGAGGACTTGACTCATAATCCATGTATCATATATCTTTTTATTCTGATATAAATCAATATCATACAACTGATTGAGTACTGCTATGTCATAACCAATTATGTTATGCCCTATCAAAGCGTCTGCTTGTTGCAGAAAAGCAAGACCAGACTGTAAATCATCTGGTCTCCACTTGTACACTTTCTTTGTGTCTACATCTTGAGCTACGATACACCACACCTTTGTGGCTTCAATACCGTCTGTCTCGATGTCAAATACGAGTTTCATTCTTCGTCCTTTCCGTTTGCACAATATGGACAGACAAACTCATCACTGAGAAAGTCCAATGCCCCCTCCTTAAAGGGCGTTTTACATTCATCACAAAGCCTAACTGTTCTATGCATATTTATGAAGCTCAGTTGGTCTATGTTTGGTAAGCCATCGCCTCCCTTCATCGGATAATCCTTCCTTATATCTAAGATACTGAGTAGCGATGTGATTGCAATTGGGATATCCACAGAATCTTTCTCCATCTTTAAATTGACTACAAGGTCTACCTAGCGAGTCTTTATTATTACATTTTACTATTGTCATCATAGTCTACCATAGCTATTACAATTTGTTTACCATCTATATGACAAGATATCCATGCACAACTAAACATAATTACTTTAAATGGCGTTGCTATGAATGACCGTATGCTATTCATATACCTCATAGTATACATCTCCATTTTCCCTTATCTTTGTGTCCTCATAAGGGGCTACAAAGCGTCTGTAGAATTCCATGTTAGCACCTGTCAGCGCACCCATAACATCATTACAGTATTGATAGTTTAACTGGTTCTCCATCAAGAACTCATGTATAGCAAGAGCAATTACATATTGTAATTCTCCTGCTGTTCTAGGTGGGCTATTTTTAAGTGCATCATCAACCCACATAAAGCGTGTACGGTCTTCTTCTTTAATATAAGGCATCTCTATTCCTTTCTAGAGTTCGCTTGAGTCTTCATTCCAGTTTTCATTATCTAGTAGGTCAGCAACATAAGCAACTTCTTTACTATCGATGCTTCCCATCAGGTTATAGCAAGCGTTATGTTCATAGTATTGCAAGCTGATATCATCGCATTTATTAGTTGCCATAATATCATGGAATACTTTAGTTGCTTCATTAAGACTTTTAGTGTATGTATCAAAACGTAATTTCATTCTAGTTCTCCTCAATAATAGTATACAATTGCATCAAGACATTCTTCAAGAGTAAAATACTTTTCTGTATAAATACTTTCGTAGAATGGATGTATAAGGTCGTTTTCACCTGCCCATAAGATAATTATCTTATTCTTCATATGGGCAAACATAAGTTCCATAGAAGTACCTGTACCCCTACCGCTATCTCGCCTGACATCAGCAAGCACTACAGTACTATTAGCTATGTCTTGCATGTCCATCTTAAAGATGCGTCTGCAAGTACTTTGTACTGGTGTTTGTGTTTCCTCAAGATATAACTCATCATGGAAACTTACTCGTCTAGTTGGGTCTAAGCAGTTAATACCCAAGCTATCCAAAGTATTCGATGCCTGAGTCCTCCACCGTTTCATTCTTAGTTTTGTGCAGTCCTCCATCGGTCCTGCTAGGTAAACGTAATTCTTCATCACGCTCTTTCCTTTCTGCCTCTATTATAAATAGTTTTATTTGTTCTAACTGTTTGATAAGAAACAAATAATTAGTATGATCCGATACACCTCTTACAGTGGCTTCAGACCAATAATCAATTACATCTTGCAAGTCGCTAATGACTGGTTGCAAGCTCTTTCTCAACGTCTGTGACTGCACTTTCCAATTGCTCCCTTAAGCTTGATTCAATTCCTAAGTTACCATCTTCATCTACAACTAATAGCTCTGCTTCCATTGATTCAAAACAGATACCAGAGAATTGTAAGAAGAAGAACATATATGCTTCATGTTCCATCAAGTCCTTAAGCCTATGACCGCCTATAGCAGTCCAAAGAGCAACTATACCCATTTCGAGTAATAGTTGCCCATTGTTTTCTAGCTCGACTTCAATTTTCTTATCAGCAAGTCTTGTACTAAAGTCGATTATCTCAGCCATTAAAAGTCTACCGCAGCACCTTCTGTTGGTGCAGAACCTTCTACAACATCGAAGTCAGTTCCGCTATTCGGTTGATATAATTTAAGATCCACTACTTGTACTTTGGATAGCATTGAGGCTACACCTTTACGTCCAGCTGTATCATATGGATACTGGAATAGCATGATATTACCTACAGATCCGTTACCAATATTGATACTACTAATTGGTTGTTTATTACCATCAACTACTTCTGGCGGTGTATTCTTTGAGCCATCACGTTTAACAACTTTACGCTTAAGGTTTGCCTTCCAGTAATCACCTTGTTCATCTTCCTCTTTCTTCATGGTGATGTAGTATTTCTCTTGCATTTCTTTTGCAGCAGCTTTATCTCGTGTTCTGATCTGCACATCCCATTGCATAGTACCAAAAGGTGACTTAGGACTTTCTGGGTTCAGGTTAGGGTAGTGTAGTTCAACATCACGGATAATGACAGTACGTGCTTCTTTAATCATCTTTATATTCCTCTAATTTAATTTCATTTTGACAACAGTAACAGTATAGCCTCCCAAGCTCTGCTAAAGCTTGAGAGACGTATTGTTTGTTCTTACAGTGTTTACAAGTTATTTCCTTTCCTGTAGGCATCAATAGCCTCCTTGACTATTTCATTTATTTCTTCGGGCTTAGCTCCTTGACCCACCATCAGGTGTGTGGTGTACCAGAGTACCTTGCCTAGCTCTTGAGTCTTGGTATCTTTCTTACCGTATCTCATAAGATACTTGTAGATCTGACCCATCAAGTGTGACTCAACGCCTACAAAGTCTTTTAGTAGATAGACCATCAAGTTCATGTATTGAAAGCCTGGAACTACATCTTTGTAGTGTTTAGGACTAACTGCTTTCTTCATCCCAATATCCTTCCTCGATACTACGTTTAATTACTGCAGTAAACCCTTCTTGTATGAGAGCTTGCTGCACTTCAGGTGAAATAGAGAGGTGTAATATAGCACCCCCATCGTCTGTATCTTCATAGCTAAGTATTGTTATTTTTTCGTTCATTGTTTAAACCTGTGCTTAAAGAATACTATTGTGTTAAGACCTGTATTGATAGTTACCATAGCAAGTAACCACCAATGAGTCCATGAGTCTAACCATTCCATTACTTTATCTCATATGCTTCCATTATCTCTTCGTTTCTTAGGTCAATCTCCTGTTCATTTGTATATGACCCTTCCCAGAAGTTATCATATGCATCTTGTTCAGTTTCACCTTCGACCTCATACTGAGTAACAAGCTCAGTTACTGTTACGACATACCATCGCTTAGTCATCGTTTAGTTCCTTTCCTTCTACTACAAATCTATCTACAGTCCACTCACCATAAGGCTCTGTTGCCAGTCCTGCATGGTAGTTTGTATGTGCCTCTTCAAGACTATTGGCTTCTACTTGTACGCAATAGCCTATTGACTCACTGATTAATAGCTCGTATGTACGCATTTACTACGTCCTTTCCGACCTTCTCGGTCATTTCAATGTATAGTTCATTCATCTTATCCGACAAAGAAT